GGCTGCTCTCATCTTAGATGCACTCATTCCAGTAACACCTTCTGCATCTGGGTCTCTTTCGCCTGCACTAAAAATTTGTATAGTATCAAAATCATAAAAACCGTGTCTTTTTTCTTGACCATTATAAGTTGTCAATAGTTTTTTAAACTCTGCAACTCTATCTGAACCTACTACCATATTCAATTCTTTATAACCTTGTTGGTGAAAATAAACTGCAATATCTAAAACTGTTTTTAATTTGTTATTTGCGATTATGTTTCTTTTATGTTTTGGAAACATATCTCTCATATATGCAACTTTCTTTGCAAGTGGTAAAGGGTCTTTCTTATTGTTCTGAGAATGTGATGGGAATATGTAATAGTCATCACCACCAGCAATCTTCTTGACTTTCTCTATTAGTTTTTCGTGACCAGTTGTTGGTGGATTGAATCTACCAAATGTAAATACAACTGATTCAGTTCCTTCTAATAAGTTTCTAAGTTTCATCTGATACCTCTACTATTGGTTCACTTGTTTTAGAATCAATGTAATCACCTTTTGATGATTTCATATATTTTCTTGTACTAACTTCTTTTACTAACATACCATCTTTTATAGTGTAAGTAATATATTTTGCAACAATTACACCTTCTTTACTTCTTTCAATATGTTCTTTCATAGGCCCTTCTTCTATCATTTTTTTGCTCTCATTTTTGCAATTCTTTCTCTATCTGCAATTCTTACTTTTCTTTCTTGTTTCTTCGCAATCTTATTAATCTTCTTTTTAATATTTGGTTTAGATAAGAAGTTTTGAGTTATCTGTGCCTTTCTCTGCATTGGTAAACTTCTATATGGAAGTTTGTATATCTTTTGCACTAATAAATCAATCGCTTTCTTTCTTGCAATTCTTTTTATTGCTTCTGGTTTTTTATATCTTTTTAATGCTCTCATTCTTTTCTTTACAAACATTGCAGATTTTGCTCTTAACTTTCTTCCTGCCTTTCTTGCTCTTTGTATAAACTTAGAAATCGCAGTAACTTCGTCAAGATTTTCACTATCCATAATCTCAACAATCTCTTGGTCTATGGAATACATATCTCTTACATCATCATCTAAATCCATAACAAACTTTTTTAACTCTGTAAATGTTTTCATTTGTTCATTTCCTTTGTTTTCTTTTTCATCTTCTCTATATAAGCACGATAGATTGCAGCCTCTTTTGTTTTACCAGCAACTTTTGCTCTTTGTTCCATTGCAATCGCAGCTTGTATTTTGTGTGCGTGTTTTCTATTACTATTATTTATTTTCTTTACACTTGCTCTTGCAGTCTTTTCATCTTTAAATCCTAGTCCGTGTATTGTACCTTTAGGATTCTCATCTGTATATAAATCAGAATGTTTATCAGACCCTGCTGGTTGACCTTTCTTTCTAGGTATTCTTGGTGCTTCTATAAATTGTTTAAATGTTTTCACTATTTTCCTATCGGTTTATAATCACACATAATGTGTGATGGATATAAACCACCTTGTTTGTTTCTAATATTTAATTTAAATTCATATAATTTAGTTATCACTTCAATGTCTATTCTTTTTGCAATACCAGGCTTTGGATATAAAACTGTAACTTTTTTTATCTTTGCAGAATCCATCATTCTTCTTCTATCCATTTTATAAGATTCCACTTTACCTTTTTTTTTATGAATCATATAATATCCATAACCTATACCAGTCACTAATAATTTAAGTAAGTTTCTTAAATTTACTTTCCTAGTAACATTTTTTTTGCATTTTTTCTATCATACTTAACAAAAATATCAATAAATTTTTGTTCATCTATACCAAACATACTTAACAAAAACTTTGCATTTTTATTTGTAATCTTTCCAGATTCAAATTGGTCAGCAGTGAAAATGGTTGCAACTCCAGCATTAAAAAATGTTACAGTATTAGAATATTTTGCAGAAAGAAAATAATGTTTATCATCTGCGATAATAGTTACATCTGTTACTTTACTACCAACATCTAAATCTCTACCACCAATAACTGCATCTACATCAGAAAATATTAAAGGTCTTTTAGTGTTTTTACCACCCTCTAGTTTTACTTGAATATTATCGTGTTTACTTAATATCTCGTTGTGTAAAAATTTCATCATATCTGGATTACTAAAATTACCTTGTTCACCCTCTTCAATATATTTTTCTATATCTTTTACTATTTGTCCTTCAAAACCAAACCCACCACTATGGGCTCCAGTTTTACCTCTTGAACCATTACCATCAGTTATTTTAAAACCATATTTTGATGATAAAGATTTTAAATCTAAAGTATCTGCAATACTTCTGTGTATCTTAACATTTTTATCATCATTTGGTTGTATCGCAATAGGGTCGGGCATATTTGTTTTTGCAACAACATATTTAAATAAATCTTTTAATTTATCTTTATCCATTTTTATTTTTAATATATCAATCTCACCTTCACTCTTTGGTATAACTGTATAAGCTTCAGACATATGTTGTTTAAAATTTAACATCACTTATCCCAATTCTTTATTGCAGTAAAGTTATTAAAACTAAACTCCATTCTATCAACAAGTTTTACGGCCTTACCATCATTATTAATTGCAACATAACCTTCTGGATTTGTAACCTTAAATCCATTTTTCGTTTTTATAAAGGTGTCCGTTAGTTGTTTAACTGAATTCAACTTTTTAACAATTAACATCTTTGCGGCCACAAGGGCTTGTTGAAAAGAAATGACACTTTCTATATTTCTGATATGTTTCTTAAACTCTCTCAGATACTCGTTCTTATTTCTTTCAATCTTTTCTTTTGCTCCGAGTGTCTTTACTTTGTCCTTATTCTTATCAAAATGATTTGCAATATGGTCAAGATATCCTTGAGCGTGTTGTCTTACATTTTTGATAGTTTGTCCTTCTCTTACTTTTAAATTGTTATATGTTTTCAGAGAAGCACCAGACAAATTCCCTACCATTGAATTTTGAAGTCTAATAAACTTCTCTAACAATGATGAATTTATTCGTCTAAAAATCTTACCAACTGTTGATAAGTATGATGTTACTTCTTCTGTTTCTGATTTGGTAAATGTTGCCTTACCAGAAACATCTTTAAATGAAGCATTATCCATCCATACACTATCTATCTTTTTTAATCCTTTTATATCCACACCAAATTTGGCTGACATTGAAGGTAGATTATCGCCTTCGTAGGTGGTGTGCCATACGACTCCAATTTTTGCTTTAGAGATTTGTCTACTAAGTTCACCACCCATAGGTGTAGCATACACGATAGTATTAGGCTGAAAAGAAATAAAGGTTTTATCATCAATTTTCTCCTTTTTTAAATCTTTTTGGGTAAACATCAAGTCGCCTTGAATCACATTTTTTATTCCTAGTTTTTTAAATTCTTTGAGTGCGATTGCAAACTTATCTTTTAAATCACCAGAAACATCTATTTCTGATTCTTCTTTGTACAACTTTGGATTTACATTGAATACTGATTTCTTTGCGACAAAGAACTTGCCGTCTGATGGGTCAATGCCTGCAAATATAGCAGGAGCTCCATCCCACTTAACAGTCATATTAACTGAACCTTTAGATGACCCAGATAACATATCTCTAAGTGATTGTAGGAAATTAATCGCACCTCTACCCCCACCAACACCGAAGTTGAGTATCTCATCTTCTAGGTGTTCAAGGTGTAGATTTTTGCCTTGTTTATCTTCTAATAAGAATTCTTTAAATGTTAACATAGTTCAATTTTTCCATAGTTGTATATACTATATTTATAAATTGAACATTTGTCAAGTCCCTAGAACATTCCAGTTCTTGCATTTAAATTACCAGCAACCATAACTCTTTCGTGGTCGTTTTCTTGTGGTAATACCTTATGTTTAACCCAGCCTGGAAAGATTACTAACAATCCATTTACTGGTTGTACTTTATAATCTGTGTTAGTAAATACTAGTGGAGAACATTGACTTGTAACATTTACATAGTATGTCCAAGACCATATTGCAGGCCAATGGTCGTGTGATATAGTATAATCACCTTTTTTATATACTGCACCCCAA